ACCTATAACAACACAAACACCTTGTACTGCAATCCAAGTTTACATTGGCAACGATGCCGTAACTGCTTGTTGTGGTGGTCGTGCCGTAACTGCTTATGTAAATGGAACAAGTTTAGCAAACTCCTCTACTATATATACGGACTTTTTATGTACTGAAATAATTGCACCAGGTAACTATATAAGACAAGCAAACACAACTTATTTTTGGAATGGATTTAGTTTAACATTAATTACTTGTCCTGCTTGTCCATAAATTATGAGATATATTTCTGCTCAACCAGGACAACTTTATTTTTGTTGGCAAATTGATGTAATGATTTCAAGTTTTATCCGAGTTGGTATCGAACAAGATAAGATTGACATTATTTTTTCTGATTTTAAAAACGATATAAATGAATATATCCTTTTAAAAATTAAATATCCAAAAGTAAATTTTCATATTTATCCTGATACAAGAACTGATATTAAATACATTTCAAGTATTAGACCACATTTATTAAAAAAACATTTTAAAAAGTATTGGTGGAAATATAGAGGTACATTTATGTATCACGATTGCGATATAGTTTTAACAAAACCTTTAGATTTAAGTGATAAATTGTGTGGTTGTGATCCAAATTGTTATTTAAGCAATACCAAAAGCTATATTGGTTATGATTATATATTATCAAAAGGCGAAGATGTTTTAGAGTTAATGTGCAGTGTTGTTGGTATTGATAAAAACATATTAAAAGATAATCAAGAAAATTCAGGAGGTTGTCAATATGTTTTAAAAGACATTAATGCTAAATTTTGGGAAGATGTAGAAAATGATTGTGAGAATTTATATTCACAAGTTTTTAAATTAAATAACAAAAAGAAAAAAAAAGATAAAGATTATCACGAATTACAAATTTGGTGTGCCGATATGTGGGCAGTTTTGTGGAATTTATGGAAAATTGATAAACCAACAAAAATTATTAAAGAATTAGATTTTACTTGGGCAACACACTCAATTGATAGTTGGGAAAAAAATTCAATATATCACAATGCAGGAATAGTATCATCAAAAAATAAAGAATTTCAAAAAGGACATTACAGAACTAAAAAACCACCAAAAGACCTTGAAGTAAATCCAAATTTAGCTTGTTACAATTACTATCAACTTATAAAGGAAATATTGTAAATTTGTATTATGGGTATTAGAAAACAACAAAACGAAGCATTAAAAAATACTGGTCAAGAAAACATTGAATTTAAAGTATATGATAAAGATGGGGTGCAAAAAACTAATGTAATAAGAGATGTTTTGTTACAATGCCCAACGACTTTAAGACCAATAAACGAAAATTTATCTGTTGAATATTTAAGGCCTTTAAAAAAAGCTATTAAAGAAACCAATATAAATCCAATAAAATTATTAAATCAAAATCCTACATTTCGTTATGGTAATTTCAACTGGTCAATTACAACTATACCTCGTGCACAATCTAATATACCTTCAGGAATTATACAACCCAATCAAATATATTTGACAGTTATGCCAATATCTGGTGTGTTTTGTTTATATCAAGGGCGACCAAGTATCAATGATGACAAAACAAATCCATTAATTAAAAATGTATTGGCAAGTACAACTGCAATTACTGAAAGACCAATTGAAATAAATTTTTCTTATCACACGATTGCAAATAAAGTTGAACCTGTCAAATCAAGGTTTTTTATATCTGTTGGTGCTGACACAAGTGGTAATGGTTCAATTGATTTAATGTATGATTTTAACGATAATAAATTTACTACTGGTACATTCACACAAGATCAATTTTTTAAAATTGTTGAGGTAACATCTTACAATAAGTGGAATCGTTATAAAACAACCTTAGATAATGTTTCTTTTGGATTGGCAAATATTAGTGCAAAATTAGAGGTAAAACTTTTTCCTTTAAGTGTTAATGGTTTTTTTGATCTTTCAATAGGTTATACTTTTATTGACAATTTTTATATTGCACAAACAAAAGATTTTAAAAAATTAACACACACAAAAACGGCAGGTGGTTTGCTTGATTTTTTAAATATTGGTGTTTCAAATAATTTTACTGGTGAATATAAAACAAGTAGTAATTATTTAACAAATGAGCTTGATGATGATGATTTAAGTAATGTTGCAGGTGATTTTGGAAGAATTGATAGAGTTGAAATCCAAAATGATACATTAGATAAATTGCAATTACAAGAAATTTTAAATGATTTTAGAAGCCCATTAAAAAAATATGAAGGTGAATTTTATCGTGATGATGTAAGTGAAATACCAATATACTTTTATCATAAAATTTGGGTAAACTTTGGTGATACAGTTTTACAAGATTTTGTGAGTGCTATGATTGATACTATGGAATATAATGTTAAAGCAAATACATTTAAATTAAATATGCACTTACCCAATGTTGGTAGTGAATTTGAAGTTAATGAAACCGAGTTTCAAATTTTTGATGCAAACGATAACCAAAACACAGATAAATTTAATTTTGATTAAAAATTTTTTAAAATCAAAAAATAATTTTATATTGCAGTATGTTACTAAAGGAGATTTTAGATGGTTGGGGTAATCTTGTAAAGGATAAATTAAAATTATTACAACCCTCTTTAAAAGAAATGGCAAAGCATAGAATGTTAATTTGCAATATTTGTGAACTAAGATCATTTGCAATATGTAACCCAACCAAGTCTGGTATTAATGTAATTACAGGCGAAATTCGTAAAGGTTGTGGTTGTGGATTACCTGCTAAAACTCTTTCACCATCTTCTAAATGTCCTTTAGATAAATGGTAATTTATGGATAAAATACAAACATTTATTAGTGAGTTCGAAATAGAATTCATTGATGATTTAAGGCGATTAGGTCTTAAAAAGAAAGATGTGGCAGAAAAGTTAGAAATGACTATGCCCACACTTAATTCAAAGATTCAAAACCCTGATACATTAACTGTTAAGGATTTGAGTAATTTGAAAGAATTAGAATTTAATTTAGAAACTATTAATATATAATAATGAATAAAGAGAAAGCTACGACAACTCCTAAAAAGACAGTTGTTAAAAAGATGGATTTTCCAAATTGGAGTATCAATCTTAAAATATTTAGAATTCAAAATGAGATTGAAGCTATTATAAAAGATGCTAATAATCCTTTTTTTAAATCTAATTATGCAGACATCAATGCGATGTTAGAACAATTACAACCTTTATTAAATAAATATAAAGTGTGTATTGAACAACCAATGAAAGATGGTAAAGTTTTTACTATTTTGACTTGTGTTGAAACAGGACAATCTAAATCATCAAGTTTAGAATTACAACCTGTATCTGATCCTCAAAAACTTGGAAGCACAATCACTTATTTTAGAAGATTTACTTTACAAGGATTGATAGGAATTAGAACTAAAGATGATGATGCAAACCAAGCATCGGGAAAAACAATAAATCAAAGCAGATCAATAACTTCTGTAAATCAAAATAAAAAAGTTTATCATAACAAAATATAATATGGCACGAACAATTACTGCAAGTATTAATTTATCTAAAATTGATAAATCAAAACTTATAAAAGGTCAAAAAGGAACTTATTTAAATTTAGTTCTTTTTGTAAATGATGAACCTGACCAGTTCAATAACAATGTTGCAATAGCACAATCTCAAACAAAAGAAGAAAGAGATGGTGGTGCAAAAACAAATTATCTTGGCAATGGCAAGACAAATGATATGCAGCAAAAAGAAGTTAAATCAGAATCTATACCTGTTATTGCAGAGCAAGATGATGACTTACCATTCTAACTTTAAGGGGGTTAATCACCCCCTTTTTTAATACAATATTATGAATGAACACATCTTATATCACAATATTTTAGCTAACTACGATGAAAAGCTGAAATTAGAAGAAGAAAAAAATAAACAATTAGAAAAAGAAATAAAAGAACTTAAAAATGAAAATAGAAAACTTAGAAGTAAAAAATGATAGTATTAAGGATTATCACTCAAAAGATTCAATTTCAGCAAGTAGCTTGAAATTCATAGCTGAGAAATCAGTTTGGCACTATTTAAAGCGAAAACCCATTAAGACAACTAAATATATGACAAGGGGTAATGCCGTACACACAATTTGTTATGAGGGTATTGAAGCATTTAAAAAGGAATACTATGTTATGCCAAAACTTGATCTAAGAAAAAAAGATGACAAAGAATTAAAAGCAATACTTATTGAAAAAAATAAAGGTAAAATACCTTTAGATGAAGAAGAAGATAATATCATAAGGGGAGTACACGAGAATTTTATTAGCAATGATAAGGTTAAAAAATGGTCAAAAGGTAAAATTGAGGTTTCTCATTATGGAACTTATCAAGGCATACCAGTTAGAGTAAGACCTGATTGTATGGGCGATGATTGGATTAGCGATATAAAAACTTGTCAAGATAGTTCACCTGAAAAGTTTAATAAAGAAATTCAAAATAGAAACTATCATATACAGGCATATTTTTACTGCTTTATGTTAGGCATTGATCCATCGAGGTTTAGATTTATAGCTTGTGAAACTAATCACCCTTTTGGTATTGAAGTTTTTAAATTAGATGAAGTCCATCTTGAAAATGCTGAATTAGATTTTGAAAGAGCATTTACATTTTGGAAACTCTATAAAGAAAAGGGAATTGTAACTGGGTATCAATCCCAAGATTTTGATGATGATGGTACTATAATTTTAAAAGGTTGGAAAAAAAGATGAAAGATTTAAACACAATAAAAGGAATAGTAAATGAATTTTTTGAGGTTAATATAACAAGCAAATCAAGGAAAAGACAATTTGTTGATGCAAGGAGTATGTATTATAGTTTGTCAAGGGAATTAATTCCTGGTGCTACTCTTGAAAGAATTGGCAAATCTGTTCACAAAGATCACGCTTCGGTAAATCACGGCATTAAAACTTTGCACTCTTTTTTAGAGTTTGACAAACCAACCCAAAATAATTACTTAACTTTAAAACATATATGTTTAAGAAATATAGATAAATTGGCAAATCCATACGAAAAATATCTTAGCAAAGAGGATAAGTTACAACATAGTGTAATGGAATATTTAGGGTTTCAATACCCTGATGTTTATGCAATACATTGTGCTAACGAGGGAAAAAGAAGTCCTTTTGAAAGATTTAAGTTTAAATATTTAGGTGGCAAAGCAGGTATTCCTGACATCTTAATATTTAGACCTGGTGGTAATAATAAAAGTGGTCTTGCAATAGAACTAAAGATTGGGTATAATAAACCAACCGATAGTCAAAAAGATGCTTTAGAGAGATTAAGAAAAGAGAATTGGGAGTGTCATTGGACAAATGATTATGATAAAACTATTGAAATTATAGACCTTTATTTATCCCTTTCCAATGGTACAGAGTTATAAAATGGTTTATTGGTCAGAATCTAAGCAAAGGATTCGTTATACTGTCAATCATAATTTTGATGACTTTGAAAACTATGACTACATAGGTTCTTTAACTAAAGTTGAGTTTGATCTATTAATTGAAGCACTTTTTTTAAAGTTTCAAGATGAAGAAATTTCATTTGAAGATGTCCAATTAATGTATGACCGATTAAGAAAATTTTGTAATGAATTAAAAAACATTACCGAAAACCTGTAAAGATTAAATGAAAAAAAGTTATTATGCTATCATACCTGCATTTGTCAGATATGACCAAACACTAACCCCTAATGCCAAATTATTGTATGGCGAAATTACTGCCCTATGTAATGAAAAAGGTTTTTGTTTTGCAAGAAATAAATATTTTGCTGACCTATATGGTGTAAAAACAAGATCAATTACTGATTGGATTGGACAATTAAAAACAAGAAAATATATTAAATTAAAAATGACTTATAAAGAAAATTCAAAGGAAATTGAAAGTCGTGAAATATACATCATAAATTTTCGTGAGGTAGTGAAAAAAAATGCACCCCCTATAGAAGATAATCACCAGGATAATATATATATAAATAACAATAATAATACATTAGAATATAAGAAGAAAGAATTTTCAGATATGGTTTTAAAATCATTTCAACCTATTTGTGAGTTATTTCCAATTCAAACACAACCAAAAACACAAGCCGATAAAAACACTTGGCTTGATTGTATCGATAAACTTGAAAGGTTAGATGGATATTCACCAAGAAAAGTTTATTACATAGTCCAAAAAGTTAGATCAGATGATTTTTGGAGAAACAATTTTTTGACCATTTTAAAACTTAGAAAGAAAAATAAAGATGGTTTAAAATACATTAACCTATTCGAAGCCAAGTTTGGTAAGAATCTAAAACAAATAAATATATGATTAAATTAAGAAAAAAAGAAAGCAAAATTATGCTATGTGATTTTTCTCATATATCTCATATTTTTAAAAATTATCACTATAAAAAAGATAATATGGGTGGTGGTATAAGTTATTGTTTTGCAATGTTTATAAAAAACAATTTAGTTGGTGGTAGTGTTTTAGGTAAACCAAGACACGAAAAAAAATATAAAAATTGTATTGACATTAGAAGAATGGCTTGTATAGATGAATCTCCATCTAATTCAGAGAGTTTTTTTTTAGGTCAAATAATAAAATGGATTACTTGTAACACAAACTATGATTATGTACTTTCTTATAGTGATTTAACAGTAAATCATATTGGCACTATTTATAAGGCTTCAAATTTTGTAAAAATAGGTAAAACTGCACCTACAAAATATATTGTTTGGAACAATAAACAATATCACCCAAGAAGTTTAAGTATTGATAGAGATTATTCTTACAAATTAAGAGAGGCTATTAAAAACGGTAATGCTGAAATAATAATTGGTTTACCAAAAATAATTTGGATTTATACCATCAATAAAAATAAAAGAAGAAAAAAAATGATTATAGAAAATTTTAAACATACATCACCAAATCAAATTAAATTATATGAGTAAAAAGAATAAACATCAAGAAAGAAAAGAAATTCCTGTTTTTTCAGGAGTTCTAAAATATTTTCCAAAAGCAATTAGATATGTTTCTAAAGTAAGTTATGTTGGAAATGAACAACACAATCCAGGAACACCACTTCATTGGGATAGGGATAAATCAAAAGATGAATTAGATGCTTGTGTAAGACATTTAATAGACCACACAGAAGAACCATTAGATGATGATGGATTATTACATCTTGGTAAAGCTGCTTGGAGAACACTTGGTGCATTGGAGAAGTTTTTAGAAATGAACGATGAATAAATCTCTTGTCAAAGAACTTAAAGCAAAAGCTGAAGTTGTAGCCGATAACTTTTCTAAAAAGAATCGTGAGGGTAATTTTAACAATGAATTATTTAAAGTTGTTGAGGTTATTCCAATGTCAGATCATACGGCTTCAGTAATATTTAAAAAGAATACTGGAAAGAAAGCAGTTTTCTTTTTCTACTATCTCAATAGAGGTATGTCAAAGGGTTGGCAATATTTTGTACCAACCGATGCCCATATTATTGGTATGCAATCATTTAATTTTTATAAATTAGAAGTTGAAAGGAATAATTATAAAGAAAACTTCAAATGAAATTTACACAAAAAAAATATAAGAAAAGTATAGAACAACTTCAAGGTGAAATTAGAGAAGCTGCGATATTTATAAAAGAAGCTACTGAAGAATTAATGAATAGAAATAATAATGAAAAATAAAACACTAAAAAGAGAAAATAAATATTTAAAAAAAGAATTAAAAAAAACTAAAGGTTATAAAAAGCTATTAGATTACGAAACTGATTTAATGGGTTGTTTTAGAATTAAAGAAAAAGAGTTTTTTAAAATCCACTACATATTGGGGAATAATTATGATGACTTCACTAATAAATTTGTTAAAGACATTTATAGATTAATTACATCTAAAAAAGGTTTAAGTGAAAAGCAAATGATTGTTTTATTAGAAATAATTGAAAAAAGAGTTCCTAAATATATTTTAAATACACATAATGAAAGATAAATTTTTAGATTTTGGAATCGACATCGGTTTCAAGCAAGGGGAGTTCCACACTACTTGTCCAAAGTGCAGTAGTACAAGAAAAAAGAAAACCGAAAGGTGCTTATCCATAAATGAACCAAAAGGTTTATTTAACTGTCATCATTGTGGATATAGTGGTAATGTTAATCTTCAACAAAAAAAAGAATATGTAAAACCTATTGAGGTCAAATCTGAACTATCGGAGAAAACTCTAAAGTGGTTTGCTAAAAGAGGTATATCTGAAACCACAATCTTTAATTGGAACATTAGCGAATCCATAGAGTATTTTCCACAAGTCAAAAAAGAAAGAATAGCAATTAACTTTAATTACTATCGTGAAAAGCAACTAATAAACATAAAGTATCGTGATGGTCAAAAGAATTTTAAACTTTTTAAAGATGCTGAACTAATCTTTTATGGTCTTGACAATATCAAGGAAATGGAAAAGATTTACATTGTAGAGGGTGAAATAGATGCTTTATCATTACACGAAGCAGGTCTTTATAGTGTTTGTTCAGTTCCTAATGGTGCATCTAAAGGATCACAACGATTAGAATATCTTGACAACTGTTGGGAATACTTTGTGGATAAAACAGAGATTATATTATGTACAGATAACGACCAAGCAGGATTATCACTTCGAGGAGAACTTGCAAGAAGATTTGGACAAGGTAGATGTAAGTATGTTGAATTTGGCGATTATAAAGATGCTAACGATATATTAATCAACAAAGGTGCAAGTGAACTTCGAGAAGTTGTTAGTAAAGCGAAGAACTTTCCGATTGAGGGTGTACTAAATATTAACGATATTTGGGATAGTGTTTTAAACTTTAACGAGAATGGAATCAAGAATTATAATGTGCGATTGGGAAACTCTACTGAGTATTATAACATTAGCTTCGGAGAATGGACTGTATGCACAGGGATTCCAAATGCAGGAAAGTCAGATGTCATCGACCAAATATGTGTTAATCTTGCATTACAAGAAAACTTTAGAGTAGCAATGTTTTCACCTGAATCATTTCCTTATGAATCACATATAAAAAGGTTAGCGAATAAGGTTAATGAGAAAGAATGTACCACCGAAGATTTAAACAATACCAAAACATTTATTGAAGAACACTTTTTCTTTGTTCGAATAGACATTGAAAACTTAACCCTAAAAGGCATTTTAGATGCTTTTAAGCAACTTGTATTCCAAAAAGGTGTAAATATATGTGTGATTGATCCATATAATATGTTAGACCATTCTGCTCAACGAGATTTTACTTATGTTGGTAAACTACTATCAGAGATAACACAATTCTGCCAACAAACCAATACTCATTTGTTTTTAGTAGCACACCCAAGAAAGATGGAAAGTATAGATGGCAAATATAGAGTTCCAAATCCCTATGATATTTCTCAATCATCTGACTTTTTTAATAAAGCATATAATTGTATCACGGTTTATCGTAATCTTGGTCAAAAAACTATTTACGGAAGTGATAGTGTACAAGTATATGTGCAAAAGGTAAAGAGAAAAGAAAATGGCAAACAAGGCGATTTTATGGTTGCACCTGACTTTCAAAATGGGGGTGTATATAAAGAAATAGATAAGGATATTCAAAGGTTTGAAGTAATAAAAGATAATATACCTTTTTAGATATGGAACTAAATAAAATATACAACGAAGATTGTTTAGAAACAATGGCTAAAATGCCAAATGACTTTGTAGATTATTCACTTACATCACCACCTTATAATGTTGGAAACAATCAATTAAATGGTGAGGGTAAAAAATATGAATCAATAAATGATAAAATGACTAAAGATCAATATTTTGAAAATCAAAAACAGGTTATTGAAGAATTATTGAGAGTAACTAAATACCATTTGTTTTATAATATTCAAATGCTTTCAAATAACAAACAAAGTGTTTTAAAACTTATGGGTTATTTTAATGATAAGATTAAAGAAATAATTATTTGGGATAAAAAATTTGGAGTACCTGCTATGGAACCTGGAGTTTTTAATAGTGCTTATGAGTATATTATAATATTTAGTAATGACCAACCAAATAAAAGAAAATTTTATGATGTAGATTTTAAAGGTACACAACAAAATGTGTTTCGTATAAAAAACAAACATTCAAATCCATTTGCTGATAAACATAAAGCAATATTTCCCCTTGATATACCAAGATACTTTATGCAAGTTTTTGGTAAGGAAAATGATATATGGTATGATTGTTATATGGGAACTGGTACAACAGCTGTTGCTTCAATAGAAGAAAAACGAAAATTTATCGGATCTGAAATTTTTAAAGAATATTGCGACCTTGCAAACAATAGATTAAAACCATATTTAATACAAACTAAATTGTTTTAACTTTGTAATATGTATGAAGTAAGCATATCGGTTATGAGGGGTTTTGGGATAGGTTTTAACTACTCTAATGAAGATATTGAGGGATTGGAATATATAGCCGATGATCTACGACACACGATACAAATTATCTTTTTCTTTGTAATAATCAACATAAATTACTTTACTCCTAACGAAGAAGAATAAATTTTTCTCATTGATTATCAATTAGTTAGCAATTATTTACTAATTATTTACATAAAATATTTTTTATATTGTAAAATATTCTTTATATTGCAGTATAATTAAAAACTAATAATAACTAAAATTAATTAAAATGGAAAAAAGTAAAAACTTAAAATTAGTAAAAAAAGAAGATTTTGGACATACTGAATACTGTTCAATAGGTCAAGAAACATTAACTACTCAACACTATTTCACATTAGAACAAAAAGATGGTTTTGTGTTAAATGCACAAATAACTAAAATAGTAACAGATTGTGGAAGAACTTACTACCAGGTTTGGTCTTTAAAAGGTTCTGATTTTCCTTATACTTCAACTTATTTCAAAACTTATGATGAATTAATTGATATGTATTCAATTTGGGCAGATGATATTAAGAATGATACATTAATGGGACAAGCTATATAAATAAAAATCAAGGGGGTGAAAATCACCCCCACTTAACTAAATACAATTAAAATGAAAAAAATAAAAAAAGAAAATTTTGAAAAAAATGCAATGAAAATTTTGCAAAAATATTTTAAGCAATACAACATAGTAGTAAAAAAATGGCGAACTACATCAAGTGGTTGTGCTTACCTTAGCAGATTAAATGCTAATAAACAAAGTGAAATAGAAATACCAAGACCAACTGATGAAGATAGATTATCTGTTTGTTTTCACGAAATTAAACATATCATTGATGGTAGAGTAAAACCAAGAACTGTTAGTGAATTTAGATGTGATAAATTTGCTTCAGATAAATTAATAGAATATGGTTATGATACTGAATTACATAACAATAGAATGAAATGGCACATTTTACATATGGTTGCAAAATCAACAAATCGTAGAGCAAAAGATGTTCCACAAATTATTAGAGATTTCTATTCAGAAATAAATTTTGATAAATGGATAGGAAAAAAAGTTTGGGTTGGTATAAGAAAAATAAAAGGTATTGGTTATTCCAATGTAAAAAAATGGGAAAATATTTATATGCAAATATCAGATGATAATTGGGAAACAAGAAAAGAGTATGATTTATAATTAACCTAAATCATTGTTTTAAAATTAACCCACTTTAATCGGTGGGTTTTTTTATGTATTTTTGTGAAGTGAAAACCAACAAAAAGCAACATACTAAAAAAGCAATTCTCGAAGCATTAGAAAAATCTTTGGGGGTTGTTACAACTACTTGTAGGAAAGTTGGAATCAATAGAACCACCTTTTACAAGTATCTAAAAGAAGATGAGGAGTTTGCAAAGCAAGTAAAAGATATTGAGAACATTGCACTTGATTTTGCTGAATCACAACTACACAAACAAATAAGTGAGGGCAATACAACTGCTACAATCTTTCTTCTAAAGACAAAGGGAAAGAAAAGAGGTTATGTTGAAAGACAGGAGATAATTCACGACAATCAAATTAAATCAACCATTATAGAATGGACACCACCAAGAAAATTGAACAAAGATGCAATAGACAATTCTACGACCTTATTAGATCAAACAAAAGATTTAAAGTCCATCAAGGAGGAACAAGGTCAGGAAAAACAGTCGCAGTCTGTCAATACATAGTATATCTAATTACAACATCTAAGAAACCTTTGACTATCTCAATAGTTCGTAAGACATTACCTGCATTAAAAGGTTCTGTACTTCGTGATATAATGATAATACTCCAGGAAACTGGAATCTACTATTCAGGTACTCATAACAAAGCTGAAAACACTTTTAAGTATAATGACCACCTAATAGAATTTCTTTCAGTAGATGAACCCCAAAAGATTCGTGGTCGTAAAAGAAACATTGCTTTTCTAAATGAGGGTAATGAATTAAACATAGAAGATTTTAGACAAATCAATATGAGAACTCTTGATATGGTAATTGTTGATTTTAACCCATCAGATCCTATCCATTGGATTTATAGCGACTTAATTCCAAGAGATGATTGCGATACTTGGGTAACAACATACAAAGACAACAACTTCTTGTCAGATGAGTTAGTTCACGAAATAGAGAGAATGAAGCTTCGTGATCCTGATTACTGGAGAGTTTACGGAGAGGGATTAAAAGCAATCTTTAGTGCAAGACAAATATTTAATAACTGGACTTTTATAGATTACGATGAATTTCCTGAATTTGATTTAGATGTAGAGGGAATAGTCGGAATTGACTATGGGTATAGTAATGATCCAACTGCTTGTGTTCTTGTCTTTAAAAAGCACGATAGGGTGTACTTGCACGAGATATTATACCAAAAAGGTTTAACTAATAGCGATATTGTAGATATATTAAAAGCTAAAGGGTATGGCGAGGTAATTACTTATGCTGATTCTGCTGAACCAAAATCTATTGAGGAGATGAGAAGATTAGGGTTATATATAAAACCTGCAACAAAAGGTCAAGGAAGTATAAATGCAGGAATATCTAAATTAAAAGAGTACGATATAATTGTAAGCAATGAATCAAAGAATATATTGCGAGAATATCAAAGTTATTATTGGGAACAATTAAAAGATGGAACAATAATAAATAAGCCACAAGACAAGGAAAATCACTTAATGGATTCTATTCGTTATGCCGTTTATTCTTCCTTTGGTAAGAAAGAAAACTTTTTTGTAATTTAATTAGTATTTTTGTAAAATAAAAGTTATTCGATGGCATCAATATTATCAAGATTTCAGAAACTCGTATCAAAGAATTTTCAACAAACTAATGCAGAGTTTAATAAAGCGATATATAACTACATAGGGAATAGTATTATTTGGAATCCTGAAAACGATAGTACATACATCGAAAAGGGGTATCAATACAACACAACTATTTATTCTATTGTAAATCTTATTGCGAAAACGGCAGCAACAATTCCATTTCAAATATATGAGATTAAAAGTGAGAATGAGTTAAAGAGATACAAAGCAATGACAAGTGGTATCGCTAATGGTTCTGCATTACACAAAGCAGAGGTTTTAAGAAAACACGCTCTTGAAGAAGTAGCAGATACTGAATTACACGAATTACTATCAAGACCTAATCCTGCACAATCCTACAATGCTTGGATTCAAGAGATAATAGCTTTTGGTAAACTAACTGGTAATCGTTACATCTATGGTTTAAAACCTGATACAGGTGCTAATAAAGGTAAATTCAAAGAATTATATGTATTACCAAGTCAAAAGGTAGAGATTAATAGTGGTGGAATATTTGATCCAATCAAATCATATTCATTAGAGTACAATGGGCAATATAAGATGGCAGCAGAGGATATTTGCCACATTAAAGATTTTAACCCTTATTATGATGGAACTGGTAGTCATTTGTACGGAATGTCGCCACTTAAAGCAGGTTTAAGATCATTAGATACGAATAACGAAGCAGTTACAACTGGTGCGAAGTATTTACAGAATCAAACTGCAAGAGGTGTGCTTATGAGTGATGAGGGGGATATTAATGAAGTTCAAGCACAACAATTAAAAGAGAAGTTTAGACAAAACTATCAAGGTTCTAATAGTGCAGGTGATATTGTAATAACACCAAAGAAACTATCTTGGATTAACTTTGGAATGTCTGCATCTGATTTATCTCTAATAGAACAGTACAATGCAAGTATTAAGGATTTATGTAATATTTATTCTGTACCTGCGGTTCTTTTAAACAACACAGAATCTTCTACATACAACAATGTAATAGAAGCTAAAAAGACATTGTATCAAAATGCAGTAATTCCTGAACTTAATAAAATCAAAGATGAATTAAACAGATGGTTAGTTCCTGCTTATGGCGATAAACTATACATTGACTTTGATTACACAAGTATTTCTGAAATGCAAGAAGAAATGGATAAAGTGGTTGGGCAAATGAGTCAAGCTTGGTGGCTTACTCCAAATGAGAAAAGACAAGCAATGAGTTATGGTGTTGAAGCTGACAATGAAAAACTTAATGACTACTATATTCCAATGAATCTTATGCCATTACAAGATGAAGTGATTGCAGATGATTTTAAAAGTGTTAAAGTAAATTACGATGAACTTCTTGATGTTAAGAGAGAGGTTCGTAGAGATGTCTATACAACCGAAACCGAAGCAAGTGAAAGAGCAGAAGCAATAGGTTGTCAAGGTGTTCATTCACACGATGATAATGGAAATAAGATTTATATGCCGTGTGCATCACACGAAGATTATATTGCGATTATTGGACAAGATGTTAAAGATGAATATATTGATAAACCAGTAAAACCTGGTAGTGCAGTAGAAACTGGTCTTAAAAACAAGGTAGAAGAACACAACGAGAAAGTTGGCGACAATAAATCAAAAAGAACTTCTTATAGAACTTTGCAAACTGTATTCAATAGAGGTGTTGGTGCATATAGAAACAATCCATCATCAGTAAGACCAAGTGTAACAAGTGAAGATCAATGGGCTTATGCAAGAGTAAATTCATTTTTATATGTTCTTCGTAATGGTAAATTTAGAAGTGGTAAACACGACACAGACCTTTTACCAAGTGGACACCCAATGTCAAGCAAGAAATCAATTACTAAAGCCGAAAGCTATAATGATTACCCACAAGGTGCTACCAACAATGCAAAAAGAATGTTAGAGTGGAGAGAGAAATATGGTCGTGATGTAGTCAAGGGTGGTACAGAAGTTGGTTGGAAACGAGCAAATCAACTTGCTAACAGAGAACCAATATCACTTGATACTGTAAAACGAATAAATAGCTTTTTAGCAAGACACGAAGAAAATGCTAAAATATCAGAAGATTATAGAAACGAACCTTATAAAGACAAAGGGTATGTAGCTTATAATCTTTGGGGTGGTAAAGCAATGATTTCTTGGGCAAAAAGGATTTCTCAAAATGCTGACTAAAAAATTCAAAAAAAACTATCATAAAGATTGGCTTAATCAATTAGACATTGAGGAAGCGAAACAAGACAAGAAATGGACAAAATATCTTGTTAGTGAAAACAATCAAATAATTGATGAGTTTCTAAAAGCCAATAAACAAATACCTGACTTGCAATTTAAGTTTAAGGATAGCGACTTAATAAATCTTTATGTTGAACTTTATCAAGAGGTTGGAAATAAGTTTGCCAAGTGGTATGCTCAAAACTTTGAGAAATACATTACTAAAAATATTGATATGGATTATATGGATATATGGAATGAAAAGTTTGCATATATAGGTAGTCAAGTAGCAGGTGCAAGAGTTGTGAGTGTTGGTGGTAATCGTAAAAAAGAATTAGTAAGGGTTTTACAAAGATATATGGCAGATCCTGACTTTCAATCAATGAATGAGGTACAAGCAGGGAGAATACTGCGAAAGAAGTTTAAAAATATGTCGGTTAATAATGCAAAACGAATTGTTAGAACCGAAAGTGTTAATGCAGCTAATTATGCGACAAATCAAAGTGCTACTGATGTTTTTGGCAAAGAGAATCTACAAAAGGAATGGATTGCAACTTTTGATAATAGAACACGAATAGATCATATAGAAGCCAATGGACAAGTAGTCGATATGGATAAAAACTTTTTAGTTGGTGGTGAGGAATTAAGTTATCCAGGTGATAGTAGAGGAAGTGCTGCCAATGTCAT